GAGTTTGCTGAAGAAGGTACAGCAAATGCTGATAACGGTTATGTTGCAACTCACAACGGCACACCAACTTTTGGTTCAACTAATATTACTTTTGCTCAGTTCTCTGGCGCAGGTCAAATCTCTGCTGGTGACGCATTAACAAAAACAGGTAATACTTTAAATGTTGCAGTAGATGATTCATCTATTGAAGTAAACTCAGACGCTTTAAGAGTTAAAGCTTCTGGTATTACAAATGCAATGTTAGCAGGTAGTATCGCAATATCTAAACTATCAGGCGCTCAAATTAGTTTCTCAGACGACAGTTCAACTGTATCTAATATAGCATTAGGTGAAACTATTGCAATTGCAGGTGGTGAAGGTGTTGACGCAACAATTTCAGGACAAACATTAACAATCGCAGGAGAAGACGCTACTGCTTCAAATAAAGGTGTCGCTTCATTTAGTTCAGACAACTTTACAGTTAGCTCGGGAGCGGTTACAGTAACTACGATTGACGGCGGTTCATTTTAATTAGTCGTCAACTGAATAAGGGATATTATTAATGGCGACAATTATAAAGCTTAAGCGAGGGACCAGTACACCAACTGCTAGTGATTTAGCAAATGGTGAAGTTGGTATAGATACTTCAGCCAAAAAGTTTTATATAAACGATTCTGGAACAATCAAAGAAATTGCTGGTGGAACAAGTAGTGGTGACTCATCATCTCCATTAAGTGGTGATGTACGAGGCTATACAGGTGACGGTTCAACAACTGCTTTTACAGTTACAAGTGGTGCAGATGTTGAAAATCTTTTAGTATTTTTAAATGGTGTTTATCAAAGGCCAACAACCGATTATACAGTTTCCGGAACAACAATAACTTTTGGTACGGCACCAGAAAATGCCACAGCAATTACAATTAAAGAATTAGTTGAAGGCGCAAATACCTTTAATGATTTAGGTTTAGTAAGGTCATTTACTGGTGATGGTTCAACAACAGGTTTTACTGTATCAGCAGATAAACAAATAGACCAATTTTTAGTATTTGTAAATGGTGTTTTTCAAAGACCGACAAACGATTTTTCATATTCAGGAACAACTTTAACTTTTGGCACGGCACCAGCAAATGCTGATGTTATAAATGTAAAAGAATTAGCTGAAGGCACAGGTAGTGCATTATTAACAGTTGTTGATGATTCATCAACCACTTCTACAATTAACGCTGGCGAATCTATTAAGATAACAGGTAGTGGTGGTGTAACAACAAGTTTAACAGGCGATACTTTAACAATTGCAGGTGCAGCTTCATTAGCAGTACAAGATGAAGGTTCAGCATTATCAACATCAGCTACAACTTTAAATTTTGTTGGTTCTGGTGTAACTGCTTCAGGTTCAGGTGCAACAAAAACAATTACAATACCAGGTGGCGGTGGTGATATATTTAAAAATATTGCAATGCCAGATGGTTCGACAGTAGTAGCTGCTGATAGTTCTACTGATACTTTAACATTAGCACAATCAGGATTAATAAGTATTACAGGTAATTCTGGCTCTGATACTGTAACAATAGGAACACCGAACACAGCACAAATACCATTTTTAAAGGCAGATGGCTCTAGTTCAGATATTGATTTACAAACTTCAGGTGCAATATCAGATATTTTAAGTAACCTACATATACCATTTACAAAAGCAGATGGTTCAGATGTAACAACATTGGTGGTAGCATAAGATGGCAGATAAAACTCCAGTAAAAGCAACCTTTACAGGTTCTAATGTAACAGGTCTTGCAGAGTTTCAAACGGCTGATACTATAGCAGTTACAGATGGTGGTACAGGTTTAGGTAGTTTAGGCTCAGCAGGTCAGGTCTTAAAAGTAAATTCATCAGGAAATGCCTTAGAATATGGTAATGTAGAGGCAGTTCTTAATATTGATGGTATGACAGATGGTTCTAGTATCACAATTGCAGACGCTGATAGATTTGCAATATCAGACGGCGGCACAGAAAAATTTGTGGCTGCTAGTAACATAAAAGGTTATATTGCAGGTTCAACAATAAACTTTACTGGTACGGTTCAAATAGGTGGCAAAGCAGCCGCAACTGAACCGTTTGCAATCGCACAAGCGGTTGCTTTAGGTTAGGATAAATAATTATATGGCAAATCCAAATACAAGAGAAACATTAAAACAGTATGCCCTAAGAAATTTAGGTAAGCCTGTAATAGAAATCAATGCTAGTGATGAACAACTAGAAGATAGAATTGATGAAGCATTACAGTATTACGCTCAATATCATTATGATGGTATTAGAAGAACATATTTAAAATATAAATTAACAGCGGCTGATAAGACTCGTTTAACTAATATAAACGCAGTATCAGAAAGTGCTACAGACGGTACTGTTACAACAACTTGGAATGAAGACCAAAATTATTTAATTGTACCAGAATCTATTGTTTCTATTATAAACATTTTTCCATTTTCTAATAAAGGTAATTTAAACTTATTTGATGTAAGATACCAATTAAGATTAAATGACTTGTATGATTTTTCATCTACAAGTATTATTAACTATGATGTTGTATTAAGACATTTAGACTTCTTAGACCATATTTTAGTTGGTGAAAAACCTTTAAGATTTAATCAACACGATAACAGACTATACATTGATATGGACTGGACAAATGACTTAACGACAGATGAGTATATTGTTATCGAGGCATATAGAAAATTAGACCCTACTGTATTTACAGATGTTTACAATGACATATATTTAAAAAGATATGTTACAGCATTATTTAAAAAACAATGGGGTGCTAACTTATCAAAATTTAACGGCGTTGCTATGGTTGGTGGCGTTACTTTAAATGGTCAACAAATTTATTCAGAAGCGTTGCAGGATATTGAAAAGTTAGAACAAGAGATAAGAAGTACCTACGAATTAAATCCAGCAATTATGATAGGATAATGTCATGGCCGTTAATCATTTTTTTCAAGGCGGAAACGGCATTGGGAACACCAATGAACAAAGATTACACGAAGACTTAATAATTGAAAGTTTAAAAATCTTTGGACATGATGTTTATTATTTACCTAGAACACTTGTAAATAGAGACCTAATATTAGGCGAAGATACATTATCTAAGTTTGATGATTCATACTTATTAGAAATGTATGTTGAAACAACTGAAGGCCTAGCAGGTGAACAAGAATTAATCAATAAGTTTGGTTTAGAAATAAGAGAAGAAACAACATTTATGTTGTCTAAGCGTAGATGGTCAAACGCTGTAGATTCTGTTCACACCATGATTGTTGAAGGCAGACCAAATGAAGGTGATATAATTTATTATCCTTTATTAAATAAATTTTTTGAAATAAGTTTTGTTGAAGACCAAGAGCCATTCTTCCAACTTGGTAATTTACCAGTTTACAAATTAAGAGCTAGAACATGGGAGTATAGTTCAGAGCAAATTAATACAGGTGTTACAGATATTGATAGTGCTGAAGACCAATACTCTTTAGACCAACTATCTCATCAAATGAGTTTAGAAACTGCTACAGATGGTGGCTCAGGTGCTTTACAATTAGAAAACGATACAGCAACAGGTGATACAAATTACTTGATATTAGAAACTTACAATATACAAACTCAATCTACTTATGCAGATAATTTAGATTTAGATACACAAGCAGGATTTAATACTGAGGATACCTCAGATGATATATTAGACTTTACTGAAAGAAATCCATTTGGAGAGGTTGATTAATGTTTGGACATTTTTACAATGAAGGTATGAGAAAGATGACCATTGCTTTTGGTCAAATTTTTAATAACATACAAATAAAAAGAAAAGACTCAAGTGGTGCAGTTATTCAATCTATTAAAGTGCCATTAGCATATGCTCCAAAAGAAAAATTTTTAGTTAGATTAGACCAACAACCTAGTTTAAGTGAAAGAGAATTTGCTATTACTCTACCTAGATTAGGTTTTGAAATATCTGGTATTGAATATGACGCTAGCAGAAAATTAACTAAAGTTCAAAAATTTAAACACATAAAAGATAATATTGATGGTAAG